CCCCTGTTGTTCAACTGTAAGGTCTAGATTATCAGATGCAGTTGGTGTTTGAATGTTGATTACATTGTCGTCTGCAAAAACAAGACCACAATAAGATAAGAGGATAGCCCACCCTATTAATAAGAGTGGACTATCTTTGTTTGATTTTTTATTTAAAAAATCCATTGAAGTAATAATACTAAAACGACACCCTCTAAGAATGCCAACCACATCATATGATAAGAATCAAGACCCAAACTTTTTTCAAAGTTGTATAGTTTGCCTCGATGCCAATCAATGAGTTTGTGTAAATAATTCATAAAATTACCTCCATGTGGTATTTAGTTAGATTGATTGATTACTATATTGATTGTGGGGTCGCCAGTACCGAACTTAATGATACCTGAATAACCCTCGACATTTGTTGATAATGAACCTGAACTGTCTCCTGTAATGATGATTTCAATAACACCATTGATGTTTCTATAGAAGTACAAATCACCATCTTGTACAAATATGTTATACTGAGAGTCTTGGTTGAACCCTATTGATGCACCTTCAAGGGTAACTGTTCCTACATTGCCTGCACCACTCTGAGTGTCTCCTAGTGTCACTGTAGTCTTCGTAAGTTCTTCTACTACATCTAATAAGTCTGTAAGAAAATCAACACCTAACATGTCTATGTCTAGTTCTGAGAACTCTAAATTTTCTTCCGAATCTGCAAGTGCATCTTGTTCTAGTTCGTTGAACTCTAAGAAGTCAACATCAAGTATGCCTTGATCTGAATCTAAATCGTTTCTTGCTTGATCTTCTATTGCCTGTCTCACTTCTGAAGGTGGGTTGACAATGAACATGTTGTCAATCATAGAAGGTGTTATATTGTTTACTGTAACTGGTACAGTTGGTGGTGTATCAAATGATGATACCATGGTTGCCTGATATGCTTGATCTAGTGTGATTGTGCCACCATTATTATTTACTTCAATTATTCCTGATGATTCTCCATTTGCATCTGGCAGAAGTATGATGAGTGATCTTCCTATTTCATCTATAGTTGTTGTGAAATCGGTTCCCTTGATAGTAATGTTAGCAGTAGGTGTCGATACATCTACATTTGCTTTGTTGATTCGTAAACCTGCACCTGAGGTGAATCGTGCTGTTCCTTGCACCATTCGTATTGACATTTTTGATAAGTCTGGATTAGGATCGTAATACGCTTCGTCAATATAAGCGTATGTATTTTCTGTCATGTCAAGTACTTCATTATCTAAGAAGACGATTTTCATTCGGCCTGCGCCAGTTCTCGCTTCGTCATTGAGAAGTATATCTAGACCGACATTGTTACCCACATTCTCTGCATTTCGAGTGATAGTTCCAATGCCAGTAGATTCTACAATGTCACCAATGGGGTTGCCATAAACAACCCCACCGATCAACAAAATATTAAGAATCGTTAGTCGAATCTTTTTGTGTAAGTTGAATGACTGCATTATCTGAAGTTACATCTAAAACAATGATACCGTTAGGTGATGCACATGAAGCATTTGAAGGACTACATGTACCAGATATCTGTGTGATATCTATATCAGCACTATCTCCATCAAGTGTGAAAGTGATACTTCCTGCACCGTCATTTTGAAGCGTATTAATATTGTTTGAACCACCTGTTATATCAAAGTTCCAAACTATATCATCTGCTTCCCAATCAATGTCAAAAATATTTGAACTACCGATTAGAATCAAGTCTGCATCTAATCTCTCAGCACTAGCGACATAACCTTGATCTAAATCAAAGGTGTTTGAATCACCTGTGATATCAAAGTTAATATCTGAACTATCTGCTGATCCGATGTAACCAATGTTCCAATCGATCTCGTTTGAGTCTCCTGTTATGTCTATTAGATAAGTTGAACTATCTGCGACTACAGGTCCAAACAAAATGTTTTGGTCACCCAAAAAGTCTAAATTAAAATTTAAACTTGCACCAGTGATTGTCATTGAAGACAAAGTTCCAGAAGAACCATCGTTACCACCCACTTTGTTTCCAAAACCTATTTGGTCTATGTACAAAGCAAGAGTATCACCAGTTTGAGTGATCTTTATTTCGTTATCATCGGTGGCTTGTGCGAAAACAAAAGATGTCGACATTAATAATATAATTAAACTAATTAGTTTATTCATTTTCGTTATACCCCTCTATAACCCAAAAGCCTCTATCGTGCCCTTGGTAGATTAATTCTAGCACGGCTGCCTCAATGGCAGTTCGTACTGCGAAAGTCACCGATTCATTATTTGTCACACCATCTTCGAATTCTATAAGTTGAGTTCCGTCTTCGATAAATCTAAAAATATCTCCACCGCCTCCGTAACTCAATATAGTCTTTCGTGTCTGGACATTTAATAATACTTCACCTGTTAGAACCGAAACGGCTCTCATACTGACAGTAACAACATCTTGTCTATACTGTCTCGCCATACCAATACCAAGTGTCCGTGCGCCTCGTCCACCTGTTTGCACATTGGCATCATAACCAATTATACCACCCTCTATGATCATACCTGCGAACAATAAGGGTTGTAAACCTTGCGGATTTTCTCCTGTTGATTCTGCATATTCTTGTCTTGCAGATCGAATGATTTGTCTCTCTCTAACAAGATTGTCTATGCCTGTTCTTTCAACTACTCTAAACCAAGAACCTTGACCAGCAGTTTTCAATGCATCAATAACCATTTCTGAACCACCTTGTGTAACTGCAGTAGAAAATGTTGCAATGTTATCTGAAGGTTGTCTCTGACCTGTCTTATCTAAAAATTGATAGACTGCAACTATCGGTTTTTCTTTTGCAGCTGGCAATTGTAAAAGATTAATGTAACTTGGTAATTTTACAACCTCTGGATCCTCTACACATATGAAAGGCATTGCTCTTTCAAATGTTCTACCAGCAGCACGAGCATAATTTAATAAGTCGTGGTCGTACTCTGGTCCCCAAGTTGCAGGATTGCATTCTTGTGGATCGTTTGTGAATCTAGGTATTGATGCACACCCACTAATCAATATAGTGAGTGCTAATAGTAATCTAACCACCATCGCCACCCAAATCAGGATCTTGTGAGAAGTTACCTGTACCAACAGGTATTGTTATTTCAGTAGATGTTCCGTCTTCTGCAACTACAGTAAGTTTGATCCATTCTGAACCATCTTCACTTGTTACAACTTCCCATGTAACTGTATTGCCTTCTAAAACAAACGAACCAAATCCTGCTGGGTTGTCATTTGCAAACATTGACTCGACAAGTTGTTTTGCAAACTGAGCATAGATTCTACTTTCTAAGTTACGAATAAATTTTGCAAGAGTTGTATTTTCTTCTTCTCTTTCAGCAGCCTTTCTTGCAGACTCAAGAGCATCTTCAATTTGTTTCTTGCGAGAGAACTCTTGGTTCTCAATGGTTAGATAGTGAGCACCTGTTCCAATTCCACTAAAGGATGGATTTTTGAAATCGTGTACTAAGGGAGATGCTTGTAATGTTCCGACTAATAATAATATACTAAGTTTGAAGTTTTTCATTGGTTTTTTTACCGCCCATCTTTTTTTGATTTTCTCTATATTCAAGGACTACATTTACTTTTTGTTGTAGTCTGATAAGGTCTTGGTCTAACATTCTTGTTTGATCTATAACTCTTATCAATGCAAAATGCATCTTTTCAATTTCGGGCTCTATGTGTTCACCAATGAACCACCACACATAGTATATAAAGTATCCTAGACCAACTGCCATAACAATTGGAAATCCATATTGTGAGACCAGAGATACAATATCTAATTCTTCCATTAATCTCTTCTCACATCTAGTTTACCGTCTTCGATAAAGTTCTCTGCTCGAGCAACTCTTTCGATATCAGGTCTCAACTCCAATGCAGATGATACCAACATGTCAATCTTTATCATTTCGTTTGACATAGTTCTTGCACGATTTTCTAATGACTTACAGAACATGGTAAGCGTCTGAATGTTGTCAACTATACCTTGTAAGATTTGTTTAATGATAGTGAATATGAAGAAACCCATGACCATCGCTATTGCAATTGGAAACCCCAATTCAGTTATCAATTCAAATACAAATTCCATACACTACTATTTATAAAAAAAGGGGACATAAAGTCCCCTTTTAGGTCAAGTTAGTTGTTAGTTACTTAAGCTGAGAATGGATTTCGTTAATCACCTCTGCTTTAGAACCTGATCTTTTAACATTCAGGTTCTGTTTATCCGCCATTTCTAGTAACTGAACTTTAGTTAATTTCTTAAGTTCAGTCTTTGAAACTACTGAGTTATTATTTCTATCGACTGATACAGTAATAGAACTCTTTGGTTCTTTGTCCTTTTTCCAAACAAAGAAGGCGATCACAGCAACAATAACAACAAATATTACAAAGTCCATATTTTACTCCTAACTTTTATAAGTTATTTATCTAACAATGGGTTCTTGTCTTTCGCTTTACCGATTGCAAGTGCTAAAACTTCCAACCACTTATAGACTTTAGCCCATAGTTTATCATCATGTGGTGTTGGTGTCATAGCGACAATAACACTACAAATTGATATAACAACTGGAACTATCATTAATAAATTCCAGATTCCCATAACGAAGTCGATTATGCCTTGAAACATAATTTTCCTCCTTTTTTAAAACCAAGTAATTATGGTTTATTTGTACCAATGGAGTATTTAGTGATTAAATTCCATTGATTCTTCTCTTTATGTGGTATAATTTTAATCTGAGATAATGGTGCTTTTGGTTCCACTATCTTAGAAGAGTCTACCACTTTAACTAAACTCCATTGCTCTAAAAGGGATACTATCGTATTTCTTCTTGCAATATCGTTTTCATCAATGTTGGTGGGTTTACCATCCAACTTAAAGAGTTCTTTGAAATGCACAATGTAGTATTTTCCACGCTTGTGCAATATGTGACACGATTGATATAATTCTTGTTCTTTTCTTGAAGCGACGCCTATTCTGGATAGGGTTTCTCTGATCTTTAGAAAATCATCTTCCTTTTCAAAGGTGATTTCTACTAAATCTGCGACTTGTGATTCTATTTCATTCATTACTTCCACCAGTATTCATTCTTTTTTTCAATTCACGATACTGTTTATCAGATAATAAATTTTCATAATCTTTAGCTTCTCTGGTGCTTATCTGATAATACTCTCGTATGGCATCAAGTTTTTTACTAATATATGGTTTATTCCATGTAGAAAATCTTTGCCTTTTTCTAAGGGTATTTAGATAAAAAGAGTATTGAAGACGATTGTCCAGACCATGCCTAACATTCATTTCATTTGCGAAAAAGATCGAATCTTGGTGGTAAGATAATGCTTTGTTTGTTAAAAATGGTTGATATGATTTTTCTTCGATATCATCAACCATGATATCTTTTTTGTCATAAGAAACTGACTTTACAAAGTCAAAGGGATTTCTTTTAGACATTAACTAAGAATTTGTTGTGTTCTTGTTGGTGCCTTTCTTCTGACATACTCTGACACAAGTTCGTCACCTTTGAGTTCTTCCCCAAAGTAAACGACTGCACCATCATTACAAGTTCTTTTGATAAGACCACTATTGTATTGAACATCAATAACACTTTTACCATCTTCTGTGTCTTGTGGTCTTGTGTCGTACCACATGCTACTAAGAGAATGTGCATGAATGCCATCAACTTCTTTTGCCCACTTCTCTGCTTGTAAGAGAAGTCTCTGTCTCTCCACTTTATCATCATATTGTCCCATATCAGTCTCCTTTAAATTTACATTCTGACATAATCTCTGTCAAACAAGCAACAAAGTTTATTTCAGAATCCATTGCAAATGCAGCCTTGTGTTGATAGTCTGCGATCAGTAAAACGGAAGCAGGTATAGAACTAGGTTCTAATCTACTTTCAAGTGCATCAAACACTTTACGATAAAGTGTATTGAAATCATTGTCTGAGTTTTGTGCAACCCACTTTCTCATGCCTGACCAGTTTTTATCTTTTATCATATCGATAAGTGGTGTTAGTTTTTCTTCTGTTAGTGTAGATAATAAACCACTATCAATTACACCACTTGCACCATATCTTTGAACTTCATTTAAACATCTACGAAAATCTGGAAAAAACTTGAGTATAAGTTCAGCAAGAACTTTATGATCGTACTTGATGTTCTCTTCTTTACAGATATATATGAGTCTTGTAAGAAACTGTCCTGCAAGTAGTTGTTTGTCTTTTGGTGTTAATGAGAAATCGACAACAGTTGTTCGTGAATGTAGAGGTTCAATAATTCTATTCTTGTAATTACAAGTGAAGATAAATCTACAGTTAGAACTAAACTCTTCGATAAATCCTCTGAGTGCAGGTTGTACTGAGTCAGCAGATATGTAATCTGCTTCGTCAAGTATAACTACTTTCGGACCGCCACTAAGAGAAACAGTTGATGCAAAGTTTTTGATCTTTGTTCTGAGTGTGTCTATGAGTCTGCCTTCATCTGAACCATTGATCACAATGAAGTCTGCACCTAACTCATTACAAAGTGCCTTTGCGATTGTTGTTTTACCGACACCTGCAGAACCACATAATAGTAAGTTAGGTATCTCACCCTGTTTTACAAATTCTTTGAAAGTCTCTTTGATTGGTTTAGGAAGTATCGTGTCCTCAATTGTTTGAGGACGATACTTTTCTACGAATAAAAATTCGTTTTTCATAAGACAGAACTCCCCACCGAGTTCTGAGTGTGACACACCCTAAGATGATGAGATTGAGTCACTCCCGAGAGTAGAGCAGAGACTGGAACTTTACTCACACTAATATATATGTTACACATTGTATTTTGAATCTGGTTCCAGTGCAATAAAATACTCTAAATCTACATCTTTGTTTTTGAAGTTTGAGATTCCTTTTGAAGAAACAAATACTTCATAGTTACCATCTAAGATTTTTAGATTTTCAATTTTGAAATTGAATGTGAATTTCACACCATTTCCTTCACCTACAATCCTAGAGAATGTATTAGATGTAGCATTCTTCTTATCTTTTACAGTGAGTGTCATTTTAGTACCATCACTTTCTAAGACTAGATCATTTACGCTTAGAACACTAGCTGCTTTATTTAGATCAGATAGCAGCTGTGATGAGATATCAATTTTGACCTCTGAGTCTGGCATTGTCACCATCTTTTCAGGTGAAGTTACCATTCCATCACTTGCATAGAAGTAAGACATAGCAGAACTGTTATCTGCAATAGTCAGACTTGCATCACCAAATTGAAAATCTGGATCTTCCATCAAAGATGTCGCACCCAAAAATTCTGGTAGGTTATAAATTGAAAACTCCTTTGGGAAGTCTTCACTTACAGTTGCAACTGCAAGTATATTTTTCATGTTAGAGATTGTCTCTAACTTATTACCCTCTTTCACTTTGATTCCACTATTAATAGTGGAAAAGTTCTTTAGGATATTTCTAGTATCGTTACTAATTTTCATCACTTTTCAGCCTCCTGTTTATCATGAACATGTAACATAAACAAAGCATAGTGCAAAACTTTTAATAAGTCTGCCCTATTCTTGCCGCCTTTCTTTCCGTATCGTTGTGCATATTTCATTATGTTTCCGATACAAAATCCTTCTCCATGACCACTGTCAATAATAAATTCAGTGGACTGGTATTTGTTTAATGAGTAATGTTGATCATAAGTTCGATCAATATAAGAGGACAATTCTTTCAAAAGATTGTCCTCATTATATTTGTAGTCGATTTTTTTCTTAAATATACTCATCTTGATCATTATAGTCTGAATCAGAGTTTTCGTCAACAGGGTTTTCTGCATTTAGATCAACTCCAGAATCTATTTTAGAATAGAGGTCTAGAACTGCATTTCTGGTTTCTTCGTCAAACCTTGAGATACACATTTGAATAGACTTGAGTTTGTCACCAAACATTCTGAATGCATTGACAATGTGAACAAGTCTTCTTGTTGTGATAACATCATCAATAGCGCCTTCGTAGTAAGTCTTTCTAATGATATCTGCCCAATCAACAAGTTTCTCAACGAATTCTACATCAACATCGCCAGTCAACTCCATTTCTTTAGAGAGAATTTTTCTCTCAATGTTTACTGGTGGATATTCTTGTTGCATAGTGATTGCAAATCTCTCAAGCATCGCCTCATTCATAATCTGAGTACCGATAAACTTACCGTCTTCTGAACCTTGACCTTTGGTGTTTGCAGTAGCAAGAACTGTGAAACCTTCAGCAGGTGTTACCCACTCACCAGTTTTTTTGATCAAGTAACCTTTGCCTTCTAAGACAGATTGTAAACACATCAATTTGTTTGAACCAAGATCAACCTCATCTAAGAGAAGAACAGCGCCTTTTCTCATTGCTTTGAGAACAGGTCCTTCTCTGAACTCAATGTTGCCATTGACTAGAGTATGACCACCCATTAGATCGTCTTCATCTGTCTCAATAGTGATGTTAACTCTATAGAGTTCTCTCTTCAACTTAGCACACACTTGTTCGATCATAAGTGTCTTACCGTTACCTGAAAGACCAGTCACAAAAACTGGAAAGAATATCTTAGAACTGATGATATTCTCCACATCTTTGAAGTGACCAAACGGAACATAGTTAGACATCTTTTCTGGAACAATTTTAACATTGTCTTCTAAGACATTAAGTGTCTGAGTCTGAGCAGCGACTGGCATATTCGAGGGTTTTTTTGCAGGAATTACAACAGACATTTTTGCCTTTGGAACTGGCACTGATTTATAACCACTAGACATGAGTGGTGTTAAATCAAAAATGGTTGCATCATCGTTTGCTCTAAAAGGATATTTTTTAGAGTAAACCCAATAAGGAGTAGAACCAAAATTATCTAGTTCTTCCTTTGAAAAGACCGTTTGGTCTGGATATGCCTCAGATAGTTCTTGTAAAAACTGAATCTTGTTGGCTTGAAGTTTGATATTCTGACCATTAATAGTCACAGTATCACCTACGGATAAAGTCATAAGCAGCCTCCTTTATTTTTCTTATATCTCATCATGTGTCCATCCTATCAAAAAAGTGTACCTACTGTCAACCTTTTTATTCACAAATTCTCAAAATTCTTGTGCAATCCTCTTCAATGGATACTTCGGTTTTCTTACCATTGACCTTTCTTATCGTTGACAATGATCCATTATTGACCCAAAATCTGAATGCCTTGCATTCAACTCCTTCTTCCGCACATGCTGTTTTTCTTTCGCAATCGAACTTCATACACGGACTTGGACCTATTTCAGCAATTGCATCTGCAAATTTACTATACTCATTTGGGCCTCCCCAATGATAATCCATATCTACTTTTAATGTTTCCATTATGCTATCTCCTTAATAAACTCATTAGTTAAAAATCTTGAACTTACTTTGCCTCTCTGATTTTTCAGAAAAGCGCCTCTTATTTTTGCCTTTGTGGCATCAATTAGATCGTTGTCTAATTCATCATTATCTTGCACTGATAAATTGTTTGAAGTGGTGATAAACAGTTTGTTATAACCCTTGACTGAGTAAACTTTACCAAACTTTCTAATATCTGCCCAATCGTCCTCATGAATTCTGTAATTGCCAGGCACACCTGATTTTTCTAGTATGTCTAATGCTTCATGTTTTTTACTAATTATGAAATAACCTGTATTGATTGTATTACATGAATCAGAAATCCACTCTAATAGGTTTTGTGTTCTGTCAAAATTGTAAAACCCATTACTAGATACTAGATAAACTCTTCTGTTATATGGATCAATAAGTTCGCTTTTCTCTCTAGTTCTATAAGAATACTCATCATTTGGATCTATTTGTTCGTTAATTTGTTTAGTTTCTTCGTCTGTATTTTTCAGTATTGGAGTTTGATGACTTTCACCATCAGTAATCACTGTCAAAATTGACTTCTCAATGCTGTAGTTTTTGTTGAACTCTGTAAGGAGTTTTCTCATGTAGATCAAAGCGCCGTTAAGAGGTGTACCACCAAGACTTAAACGATTAGGCAAAGTATAATTAAATGGAATTTGTAACCATCTATCGTCCTCATAACCTTTGAAGTCTTCGTTGTACCAAGTTTTCCATTGATCTAAGAATTTATCAATGCCTCTCCAAGAAGCATTGTCGAATCTAAAATTGTTCCAGATATGAGAAACAAGTTTTAACACACTGTAGAAGTCTTTGTTTGATTGTTTATCTGAGAACAATTCTACTAAACATTCTGAACCTCTTCCCCAATCATCAAAACCTTTTAAATACTGATCTGAGAAAAGATAAACTCTGTGTGGTATATTTGTTTTTCTACAGAACATTGTAAGAATGATAGCTTGTTCTAAGAGATCACAAACTTCCCTTGATATTGAACCAGACCAGTCAACTAAAACATTGACACCATGATTCTTACCATCTGGAAGATAAGTAACCCTTTTAAATACATCATCAACAATCTGATACTTGGCAAGTTTATTCATATTAAGTTGACCCGTTTTACCAGTAAGTGCCTTGGCACTTCTCAAGGCAGTCTGTCTCATTTCAAATTCTTTTGCCATATGCATGACTAACTTTTTGTTTCTGTTTTCTAATTTTTTGGCAGTAACAAGCGCTAATCTCTGAATGTCTTTCATATTGTAAGAGTAATTGTAAGTTCTGTTTTCTTTTTCCGCAAACCACTCATCAAGGTCTTTTAAAAGAGTTTTATAAGAGACAACAAATTCATTATTTTTCATGAAGTCTGAGTTGAAAAATTCTCTTAAATCTTTTTGAACTCTAATGTGATTGTCTTCTGATTGGAACATATCTTCATTGTTATGAGCATTATGTTCTGTTAATGACTCTCTAGCGCCATCTTCATCATCATATCTACCACCACTTCTATCGTTTTGAGTTGAACCAGTTTCTTTTAATTCTTCATCTAAATCTGGAAGAGTATCATCAGGATCGTTAAAGTAGTCTTCTACATCTTCATCATCTTCGTAATCTTCGTCTGAATCTGTTCCATCTGTTTCACTATAGTCTTCTTCAAAAGAGTCGAGTTCTTCGTCTTCTTCGATCTCTAAATTGTCCATCAAAGTTTTGATTGATTCATCATTTTCGTCTCTGGTCTCATTCTCTTTTGACCACTCATAAATTTCTTGTGCAACTGATACTACATCTTCCCATGTATCAACAGCAAGTGCCTTATCTAAGAAGACTTGTTCTTCGTCTGTTAATTTGATGTTAACTCTAGAACCAACTTTTGTGATCAGGTTGATCTTATCGATAAGAGACAGTTCTTGTATGTTTCTTTTTTTAATTCCAAAGAAGTCAATATCCATAAGTTCATTGTATGCCTTAAAGAAAGACTTTCTAAGACCTGAAAATTTGTCTCTAATCTTTCTTTCAATTCTAACATCTTCTATAACATTAAGATAACCTTTAAGTGTTCTGTTTTCTTTAATAGTGGAGTGAAGTCCTTCTAATGGAGTGTGTAGGGCGTGTCCAACCTCATGACCCATGAATAAATCATAGAGATAAGGAGAAAGGTCATCTTTGAGGATTGGACAACAAAGTACCCTATTCTTAATATCAAAGTATGCAGTAGGAACTTTCCTATGCACGATTGTTAAATTTTCGGTTGCCATTAATTTGGCAAGATTGTCTTTTTGTGTTCTTAGATTTTCATTCATAATATAATGGTATCAAAAAATGTGGTCTATTGTCAACCCCTAGCCGTGAGGACCAGGTCTTTCCATTGCTTCTGCAAAGAATTGATTTGCTAATTTATCGATCAACCAATCTCTTTCTTTTGACAAGTCTTGTTTCCACATTGGTATCATCATACCAAAGTTTAGATGTAAAACTTGTCTGACTTTCATGTTTGAAAATGTATCGACTAGATCGATTGCATCTGACATTGCTCTATCGGCAATTAAATCGTTTGAAAAATGACTCATAATTTATCTCCTTTTTTATTTCTTATCATGTGTATAGGATAACAAAAAAAGAGGTCTATTGTCAACCCCTAAAAAACCTTATAGGATCAATGGTTTAGGGATGACCTATCGTAAATAGTACGATTCTTTCGCCTTTGAGAACTGGTCTTACCCCATGCCATATATTTGCATAAGAACCTATGGTAAGTCCAGGTTTGATTGTGATATCTTGATATGGATCATTAGGACTTAAACCGCCTAATGCAAATTCACCACCCTTTTCTGGTGCAACAAGATATGTGAGAATGGTGAAAACTTTTGGATCCCACTTCATACTTCGTGTATGTACATGTGGATATGGTATAGACCAATCACCAAAATATGGAGATTGTTCATTCATTTTTCCTAAACCATGTGAAATGTTTGACTTTACAGGCAACCTTTCATAGACCCAAGACCAATATGGTTCAGGCGCATGTTCTGTTTTATATTTGTCTGTTTTTATCCATTCGAGCAATGAGTTGATATTGCCATCATAAAAATCTATCATTTAGGATATCTTAATGAAATTTGATCTAAACTTAAATCCTCTGTAATCAAATCAGTCATTATCTTTTTAGGATTTTTGGTGAACCAGATTGCAATAGTATGACGACTGTTGCCACGAACTTTTTCTACACCGTGTAAATGATGTATGCCTTCAAAGAGAATCATTTCCTGTGGTTGTGGATTATGTATGTATTCTACTGGATTGTATTGAGATTTTGGAAAGTATGTTCTACCTCCACGATAATTAGTATTGAGATAGACAATTGCTGTCCATGCTCGAGAACCGTCATTTTCGACCTCATTTCTTAGTTCATGTGATGAATATAAATCTGTATGTGGTTCTTGAACACCGCCGATAGACCATTCAGTTATATTACACATTTCGGTGAATACTGTATCGTCTGTATGTTTTTTAATTTCACCGATTGCGATCTGTTCTAATCGGTTAAGTGTGTCTCTAATGTAAGGTTTCTTTATATGAATTTTGTTGATTGCACGATAATCCGAACCGTCACCTATCGATCTAAGATGTTTATTTGCAATATGGTAATCTATTACAGATTTAGCTTCCTGTAGACTCAGTGCTTGTTTCACTGACAGGATCTGGAATTTCACTTTCTGATTCATTCTTTTGTGCCTTCTCATCTTCTATCTTTTTGAGATATCTGACAATCGCCATTCTTTTTTCAAATTCAAGTCTTTTCTTTTGTTCTTTTGGTCTTGACTTTAATGCTCTCTCTAATTTAAGTCTTGATGCTCTTTGTAGAAACAAGACGCCATTTAGATGATCAATTTCGTGTTGAACACATCTAGCGGCAAGTCCTTCTAACATGATTGTTTGTTCGTTGCCTTCAACATCTTGGTATCTAAGTTCTACCACTTTTGATCTCTTTATCATTAGATAGATATCTGGAAATGACAGACATCCTTCTTTCATCATGTCTGTATCTTGTGAGACTTTAGTAAGTTCAGGATTAAAGAAAGGTACAATACCTTTATCTTCTGTTTTCATAACAAACATTCTTGCATTCAGACCCACCTGATTTGCAGACAATCCTATGCCACCAAACTTGATCATTGCCTCAGACATCTTATCGGCAATCTCTTGTGCCTTGTCTCCGTTTTTCTCAAAGTCAAATAACTCTGGTGGTGTTCGTAATACTTTACTTGCTTCTTCTACCAATTGATACATTATATTATTCCTGATGATGACATGTATAGTGCTTTTCCTGCCCAACCACCAGCACTTCTTGTTCTTAGTGTTATGGGCAATGTATAACTTTTTCTATTGAATGTAAATGAAACTCTAAACGATTGTTGACCTTGTGTATAGTCAACTTTAATACCTGTCAATTTTCTGGCATCTTTATTTAAAAACAATGCTTTTAGTTCTTCGTTTGAACCAACATCTTTGATTGTTGAACTGCTTTCAGAACCTATTAATAATTTGTATGGACATGGCGTAGCGTTTGCATCTGGATATGTATAGTATCCCATTGTGTTTAACATGTACAATAAGTTCGAAGATGTTTTAAAATGATTAGATACTAGAGAAATGAGATTGTTTCTGAAAGGATAGTAAAAATCATCTGCATAAAAATTAAGATTGTTTTTAGTAAACAATATTCCTAGTGCATGAAAGTTTTTCTTAGAACCGCCTTCAGTGTATTTGTCTCTATGTAAAGCAGATTGAAACTTGACAACAACTTCTTTTTTAACTGTCTTGTCTTTGATGGTAGATATAGCAAAGTCTATAGAGTCATCTATAAACTTCTGAATTGTTTTAACTTGTCTACTGTCTCCTAGTTTCTCAAACTGAGCAACGATAGATGCATTCATTTTAGGAGTCATATCTTTTCCAGCAGATATCTTATTAGAATAACCTATGAAACCTGCATCAGTTTCTACGATTACATCTGAAGGATTGTTCTTACTTATACCGCCTGGTTTTCCTCTAGGCGTCCAATAAACATTCTTTATAGAACTACCTTGAAGATCCTTTATTACAGCAACTGCATTTGACATACCAATTTTTATATCTCTTTCAGCAGTGTCATCTTCATCTAGTAAAGATATTAATTGATCATAACTAAGTTTACCACCATCACCAAGTAGAACACCTGTATCACCACTCTTTTTAGTAACTGTCAATTCCCATTCTTTAGAATCCATTTTTAATTCATTTGTATGCAAGAGAAAGTATACAGTTAGTAGTTCGTTGACATTTGATGAGGCAGTAGAATTTTTTCTTTGTTTCATACCAAAATGACTTTTAACTGCAGACTTGGTTGTTCTGACATAGTAAGGCGTTTCTTTTCCGTCTAGTTCTATTTGAAAGAAATACTTTCCATTACCGATTGATAGGAGTTCTTGGCCACTAGGGTTCTCAACATTTCTGAATCTGATCTCACCTTTACCTACTGTTTGTTGTACTACATCTAATTTAATATCTAGGTCATAGTATGGATTTGCTTGACCTCTTTGTGTGTAGTATGGAGATACTGTTAGCTCACGAAGTTGAACCTTTGGTAAGTCTAACTTAGTTGGTATACTATGGAACTCTGAAAAACTTTTCATGGTACTATTTATGTCTCTGCGACCCTAGAAAAGTTTTTATACTTCTCAAATCTGATGGTGTCATTGAATTTGTCATATAGAGCATCTCCTTTATGACTTATTATAAATGCATTTGTTTTTTCTGTCAAGGTGTTTAATAGTTTTAGGAAGTCATCTGTACCTTGTGTGTCAAGTGATGAATCAAACACTTCGTCTAATATCAATAGATTAGTATTCACCGAATTCTTCATTCTTGCAACTGCTCTCCATGTGAATAGAAGTGCAAGATCGATTCTCATCTTTTCACCTTGTGAGAAGTTATCGTATTTGAATTCGTCTCTGAATCTGGATTTGATAGTCTCTTCGAATGCTTCATTCAACTCAAACCCAACATAGAACTCTAAAGATGCAAGATACTTATTGATCAACTTATTCATAATAGGAACATATTGCTTGATGATCTTTTGTTTTACACCTTGGTCTCTTAGTAACATCTGACCTATTTCGAAATAGTGTCCTTGTTCAACTAAGTTTTTTTTCTTTTTATGTAAGATATCCAACTTATCTTCACTATCATCTATTCTCTCTTGTACATTAGAGTTGCCACTTTGTTCATTCTTCAAGTCTTCTATTTCTTTCTGAATCTTTTGAATGAACTTTTGATTAGATACAATCTCAGTTTGAAGTATACCAATTTTCTTTTGTATTGTATCAATTTCATCCTGTACTTGTTGAATTTCTTCCAATCTTCTTCTTGACTCATTTATCGTTTCTGATATTTGTTCCATGGCATGTTGAAACTCAATTGCTTTTTCATCAATCTCTTTGATATGAGATTTCTTATGTTCTTCATCTAAACCTTGTTTACATGTTGGACATTCGTCATTCGTTTGGTAAAACTCTATTTGTTTCCGTGCTTTAGAATAATTTTCCGAGAGTTTTCTCTCCAACTCCACTGCTTGTTTAAGTCGATCTTTTTGAGGATCGATATCCTTGATAGTGGATTTTTTCTCCACCACATCTTTCGTCTTTTCATTTATTCTCTCCATGAGTGAGTCAATGTTTTTATTTGTTTCATCAACAGTCCCTTCAAACTTTTTAAGTTTCTGTTCACGATTCTCACGGAGTGCATTAAGTTGTTCATTAAGACCGCTGATTCTTTCTTCCAGAATATCGATTTCATGATTAGTTTCTTTCACTTCAATGTTATGACTAGAAATTCTTTTCTTTAGAATGTCTCCCATTGTACTAAAGATAGAGATATCTAGTAAGTCTTCTACAAGTCTTCTTCTTTCTACAGCACGAAGTTGCATGAAAGGTGTAAAGTTTGCAGAACCCAAAATAGCAATCTGAGTAAACGATCTATAACTCATTTTGAGAATGTTCTTCTCTAAATGTTCCTGATAGTCTCTCATAGTTGCATCTTGGTTGATTAAAGTATTATTCAGGTATAACTCAAATCTATTTGGTTTTGCACCACGAATAACCTTGTAAGTTTTTTTGCCAATAGAAAACTCTAGTTCTACTAGAAGTTCTTTTTGATTGATTGAATTAATGAGTAGTTCTTTTTTAAGATTACGAAACCCTTTACCATAAAGTGCGAAACACATTGCATCTAGTAATGTGGACTTGCCTGCACCATTCTCACCTAAAATTAAGGTTGTTTGATGTTTGTCTAGTTGTATCTCTGTAAATTTATTACCAGAAGATAATAGATTTTTATATCTAACCTTTTTAAAAATTATCATAAGTAATTGTGTTCATCAAGAGCTTCATGGTACAACGAAGTCATTAATTCTGAAAGTGGTTTTTTCTTTCCTTGTATATCTAAACCATCAATGTACTTGGTTAAAATAGTAAGTGTGTCTTCAACTTCACCCATATCTTCGTCATTCAACCAATCCATGTGTTTGTTATCATCTACCACTGATACATGAAGTGGAGTATTACCATGTACTTTATCTAAGAATGTATCAAACCAGTATGGATTATCTTTATTAACTACAATAATCTTAGTAAACTTTCCTGTTACATTTGAATAATCTTTATTACTAATAGTTTCAAAAGTTTCATTTGTATCATCATAGAACACCTTTTCAAACATTGTAAGTGGATTTAGAACTGGTGTAATCTCTTGTGTTTCTGTATTAAAGATGTGAAAGTATTTGTTATCGCCATAGTCTGACCATGTGAATTGCATTTGTGATCCTAGATATCTGACATTTGCAAACTCTGACTTATGATGAAAATGACCACTGAGTACTTTATCGAATCTCTTTACATATGAATGATCTAAACCGTGTTGACAGGTCATACCAGGTTGCATAATTGCACCTTCAAACTCAAAGTGACCCATACACCATGATGCATTTGCAGACTGTAAGAACTCTACTGAATCTGCATAGTTTTCATTATTAATCCAAGGCACAAGTGCAATATTAAAACCATCATACTCTTTGACTTCGCACTCTGCGATAACATTTACATTAGGTTGATTATATAATAACAACTCAGGTGCATTCACATCATTAGTGTTCTTATAGTAAGTGTCGTGATTTCCTATGATAAGGTCCATAGTGATGCCTCTTTCTGTCATAGGTTCTATGAAGTGTTGAATGTTTGCTTTCATAGATGCAAAGTTTATAAACTTTCTACGATCAAAGTAATCACCTAGATGTATTATATGTTTGATGTTATGTTCGTCTAGATATGGAAAGAAAATTTCATTATAGAATCGGCCTTGATATTTGGCCATTTCTATCATATCTCCACGAACTCCACAATGTGTGTCGTTCAATATGGCTATTATCATTCTTCGTCTGTAAAGTTTTCTAAATTAAGTTTTGATTGTTTCTTTTGTCTTTTTGACTTTCTAGGTTCATACTCAACACGAGTCATGTTATCTTGCATCCATTCAATATTAGTATTGATAAGATTAGGATCATGAGTTCCATCAAAGGTATCGAAGGCATCCATTGTAATACCTGACTCTTCTATAGATTTTTGTTTGATGTAAACTTGTTTCTTTTCTTTTTGTATTCGTCTTAGAAAGGCATAATAACAAATCTGAGTAATATATGCGAATGCATTATCTGACTTTTCTCTGTTAAAGTTACCAATGTATTGAATGCAGTTTTCAATTGCATCGCAGATCATTTCGTCTCTATAGGTATAATTGATAAAATTAGGACGAGTAGATAAACGAGTTGCAATCTTATAGATACACTCTCCTATGTACTCAGACATTCTTGGTAAATCTTCACCTTTAGTCTCTGCAATTTTGACTGCCTCAGAATACTCGGCGACTGCTTCTGTAAACTCTTTGTTGTTTACATAATGTTCATTTTGTTTTTTTGTAGTCATGTATGGATAATACACCAAAACCCTTATTTCTACAAGGGGTTTTTAGGTATTTATTGATTTGACTTTTTTATAAAAAATGGGTTTACGAATTAAGATTCGTATGTTAACATAACTATGTTGCGGTTAAGAAGCTATCCAAATAATAGATGTAGTAGATAGAATGATACCATCATAGACCCAAATACAACGATCTGTAATACAGTAGCATAAACAATTTGTCTCATTGGGTGCATCTTCTCTAACTTATCAAAAAAGTTTTCGTTTAGAGGCGGAGATAAATTGATTGCTTGCAATATCTTATTAGTATTTAGATCACTCATGCTATGTTAGCAAAATGAAAGAACCCTACTAAGAATGTATTCATTAGAATAAGTAGAGTAGCTGCCATAAGAAGATTCTCTTTTTCCCATGTTTCTAACTTTTTCATTATACTATAGGTGCAACAGCGTATGTGCATGAAACGAATATAGTAATTAATAACATTACTTCTAAGCCTTCAACAACATCTGCTTGTGTGACTTGTTTTCTTTTTCTATTTAACTTTGATAATTTTGCGACCAATTCAGTCATTTCTATTATAAACTCCATTTATGAATTAGTATAACGGTGTGTTATACGGCGATTATTTATAAAGGAAACAATCCTAATGTATCTTTTTCTTATCTTTAGGAGTTTTTGATCTTGCGAACTCTTCGTAACGATCTTCATAGAGATCATACTCTTCATCTTCAAAACGGTGTTTTCTCATATCATCAATCACTGTTTGCAAAACATCATCCATATAATCTTTTGCTTTTGTGAATTCTTTTGGATCGATTAATGGTATACTATTATTTTCAATCATTGTCATCCATTGAGAAGATGCTTCATCATAAAAAGGAATGTATTGTGTGTTCATAATGTTTCTATGAACAATATAATCAAGAGGAAACTCTATATTATGATCAGAAGTTAAAGGTGCATATGGATAGAAAGTTGCTAGAGTTTCTTTTGTAGATGGTGCAGAAAGTCTACAGATCATAGGTAAAGTAATTACAATTTTTGTACCTGTGTCTCTGGTCATTCCGCAGATTTCAACACCGTTTCTTAATCTGAGAACTTCGTATCTTGTAGGTAATAAGTCTATTGTTGTTGCCATTACTTTAAATCAAATTGTTGTATTTCATAAGGAAAACTTTCTTCGTTATAGATATTTATCCTTTCTTTTAGATGACTTAAAGTATAATTGTCTGTCTGTAGATCATCTGCAATATCAAATAATCTCATATTGTCTTTGTCTTCTGACTTTCTAAGACCACGACCTATAGACTGTAAATTTCTTATGCGAGACTTTGATGGCGATGCGAAAACAATGTTATTGATTCTTTTGATGTTAACACCTGTAGAGAATGTACCGTATGACGCTAGTATAACACTTTCTTTAGACTTCTCTACAATCTCTCTGACCTTTTCTCTATCATCTGTATCAGTACCACCATAAACATAATGTAAATCTTTCACTCTATTATTCAACATAGGGTACAAAACTTCACCGTGTTTCTCTACATATTGAAATAACACTAGGGTATTGCCTTTCAGAGACGATACAAGATTAACTATAAACTGATTTCGTTTTTCATTAGAGACAAGATAATCCATTTCTTCTTGGTAACTCATCTTAGATTGTTTGGTATGACGAAGTATGATACATTGTATATCAATCGCAGCTATTGTTCCCTCTTCTATAAGTTGTGCAGAAGTGGTAACTCTTTTAACAGGCCCAAAAAGACCTTCAAGTTGTAGTCTATGTACTTCTGTACCATCAAGCGTACCTGTCGTACCCACTCTTACAGAAGTGTGTTTCATCTTCTCTAATATGCCTTTTAGAGTTTGTGCTTTGAATAAATGTGCTTCGTCACCAATCACAACATCAAATGATTGAAGTACTTCTTTTGGTGCTTTACTGAATGATTGCCATGTAGTGATTGTGATAGGTGCATCAAAGACTTCTTGACCATGATATATCTTGCAGACTTTATCTTTGTAACCATAATCTACAAAGTCTTTCGCCATTTGTTCTACAAGTGAAGTTGTAGGTACGATAACAATAGATTTACAAGAGTTAGTGAATCGCATTTCTCCTTCAAACCATCTAAGAATAAGATATATGATTAATGATTTACCACTTGCAGTTGGCGATAAAAGCAGTTGTCTTCCATATTGTGCTACGGTTTTGAATGCTTCCAGTTGATAATCTCTCGGTTCAAATGGCAAGTCAAGTGACTTGACAAAGTAGTCTATATCTTCGTCTGAGAGTCTCTCCTTGTCGCCTAAGACCAGATTAATACCGTCTAAGGTAAATCCTCTTTCCTTACAAAATTCATCTACATAAGGCAATAGACCTATGTAAATCTTTTTAGTTTTTAAAGAAAAGAGTCTAACTTTACCATCCCAAAATTTATTTTTATAGGAAGGCATAAACTTTGCATTGGGTACAGTGAAAGAAAAGAATTCGTATAAATCTCTTGCAAGACCATCATCACAATGTACTTGCAAAAACACCTCATCTACAGGCGTGATTTTAATAGAATTAGGCATAAGGAGGACCTACAAACCATGATACTAATGATTTTCTTTGACCCCTCGATACTGGTGTTACTTGATGATGTAAAAAAGACGGAAACAATATGATAGTACCTTTTTGTTTCATACTAAAAGGTATAGTTTGTATTGAATTTGTCATATTGATGATAGGAGAATCTTGCATTCTATCAAATTCTGCAGTTGCATCTAACCACTGAAAGTGTCCGCCCTCATAATCATCTGGATCAGACAATTGAATAGTGCAACTTAATTTTCTAATTGTACCATCAGGATATGTGTTTGGACCAGCATCTGTATGCCATGTATAGAAGTCGCCCTTTTTTCGATTAGGTTGTTCGTTGTAAACTGTATATTGCCATGTTTGGTGTTGTAGTATATTCCAATACCAACCTGTTTCAGAATAACATTGATTGACAAGATCGGCTACCTTGTCTTCTAAAGGTTGTGATAGATTTTCTAACCATCTAAGAGAAGAAGTACGAATTTCACTATTTGATTTTCCTTCGTGTCTTTCTCCATGTTCTGTAACTTGATTGTCACCAATTAGTGCATCTTGTATTTCATTTTTTAAGGCAAGTCTTTCGATCTCTTGCACTTCAATTTCACTAAAGGCATTTGGTAATGCCCAAATATACTTTTCTAATATCATTATACACCTGACATGAATTTTCGCCAATCTATTGTATTCTTAATTGTTTGATGTCTCCAAGTAATGTTCTGCATACATTCTTTGAGAAAATCTATGGTGATTTTATGATATTCAACTTGTGCAGAAATTTTTTGTAAGTCTTCGTCTGAATTGAAGAAATAAGACATATCGTTTTTCATCACTTTAACACCATCAAAAGGATCATCTTTCCAACCATACTTTCTAATAGTCTCTTCATCTAACTTCGCATTGTACCACAACCACTTATCTCTTAGTAATATGTTGTACTTAAACTGTAAATTTTTTAATGCTACAGTTTTATCTGTTAACAACTCTGAGTATTTTGCATGTAGTTTAGGTACTTCTAAAGAAGATTTATCAAGTTCGATATCATCTATCTCACAATCTTCTTTCCACATTTCTTTGATTTGATCCAAGTTCATACTATAATTATAACACGAAAATGTGTTTTTAACTAGAGGTATTTATATCGTAATATGAGAATCTAAAAGTCACTTCACAAGACACTGGTTCATTCTCTCCACCAGATTGTAACTCTAAACCACCCAATGAAAGTGGAAAACAATCATAGAATCTAAAGTATCTATTAGGTATATTTTTGTTTGTGTTTAACACTAGTGTGATGTCTGAATACTGATTTAGATTATTGTCTATCGAACTGAATTGACCACTATCAGTAGTAACTGTATCAGTATAGTTTTTATAATCAGCAGGATTAGAAATAGGAACTATAGAATTTATCCAATTATAAATCTCTTTATAGTTTTCTAAATCTTCATCTATTAAAAATTTTACAGACAATGTTTCAAATGAAATTTTATCGCCTGGAAAATAAGCATCTAAACCAATACCTGCAGATTGAACTGTTTCAGTAAATTGCATACCTGGTATTGTAACAGTTTGAACATAGTATTCTACTGTAGGAACTTTGTCAATAAGAAGTTTAAAGTTGTTCTTATTGAGAATAGATTTATTGATATTAGTTGCCAAGTTTTATTAACCTTTTGTTTGTAGTTGCATCAAAGTAATCACCATTTTTGTATTCTCTAGTTACGACATCTTCGCAAAGATAACCATCTTTAACATATCGTGTGATCACTGTTCTACTTACTACATTTGTAGTTTCTACACCATCTGGAAAAGCATTCTTCTCCCATGGCCCTTCTAACACTTTCACATTTTTTGCATATTCTGACATGATTTTTCCTCTAAATTGGGGGTAGAAAAATCTACCCCACAATACTATTTATGTTATTTTTCGTTTACAAATTCGTTTAACTGTCTTGCAACTGAAATAACTTGCTCTGTAGACACAAATTGGTCACCATAAGTTTTCTTATCGTTTGGGAAGTTATTGTTGTGTTGAACAACTGCTTCGTTATTACGATAGATATTACCTTCTAGTAATCCTTGTGCTTGTTGTAGTAAGTCGGCTCTGATTTCGAACCCTGATTTTTGAGTTGACATTTTTTTCTCCTGTGTGTATGTGTGTTAATGTCTGTATCTTATGATACAAATATATTTAGTACATAAAAAAAGGGGATCTAAAAAGATCCCCTTTAGTTTGAATCGTAAGATTCTTACAGAATGTTTGAAACAGCTAACTTTCTGAAGTATTGGTTGTTTCC